TTTGATCATCTGAGCTTTTCTGACTAGGTCTGGGGCATCAACGAGGGATAGTTGCATAGCGATATAAAACTCATCGTTCAGCTCCCTAACGTCGAAATCTTCAGAATAGGACACAAGGTTCTCTTCTGGAGGCTCTTCGCCCGACCAAAGGCATACGAGGTCTACCAATTCATTTTCAACCAGCTCAAGACTGTCCGCTTTTGAGGCAAGAAGAGCATTCACTCGCTCGAAATCTTTACCTTTTGCGATACCTGAACTGTTATCAATGCCTTTTGCGTTGTCGGACTTGGTGCGTTCACCGGCTAGACCAACACAATGGTAAATCTCGTTAATGATTTGCTGAATTGCCTCAATGATTAACTGCGCTTGTCTTGGGTCTGGTGACAAGAACATTGGCGTTCCAGCTTCCGAATCGTAAGTGAATATACGTTTCGTGCCGACCTCTAACATTTTGTGATGCTCTGAATCCTCACCCTCGCCCGGCAATATGCCTTGAGCGGGTAGGGCAAGCTGCGAGAAGGTCTGGTCTTGAATGATTGCATCAAGGTTTGAAGAGTAATTGCAGCAAGCTCTATCTAAGTAGGCAATATCTGCAATTAGAGCAGGTGACTCGTATTGATCGTCACAAATTTGGTTATCGACAGGTATCGCTGGGACTCTGCCTAGACCATGCTCTCGCTGTTCATACTTTAATGCGTTGCGCTTCCTGTTCGTATGCGTAATTAAGAACCAATGAGTTCTTGTCCAAAGTCTGTATCGGAAATCTACGAAACCATCATCTTGGAAAGGGTCGTCATCTTGTCGGTACTCTTCTCTAATGAGAATCCAGTTTAACCGACCATCATCGTCATAAGACATATCCAAAACGTTGATAGGGCTCACAATGTAAGCGTAGACTCTGCCATTACCTTCTTGATCATCCGCCTGTGTGCGTGACTCGCCTTCTTCTATTTGAACAGAAGAGTCAACGATCATCCAAGGGCGACCAAAAATTGAAGATTTAACAGAGGCAGTACGCATCAGTTCATTGATGCCTAGACCAGATATTGTAGATTGTTCCCAGAATTTCTTTACACACTCGTGCGCACTTTCTTTACGAACAGGCTTAGCGCGAAAAAGGTACTTGTTTACTAGATCAACAACCTCTCGGGTATGATTAAAGCGATAAGCTCTTTCTATCCGAGATTTGAACTCGCCTTCACCTTCTTTGTAATATTTAAAGATGTTGTTTTCAAACCAACCTCGACCGCCATAGTACGTTGCTTCCAAAAATTCCCAATGGTCTTTTTGCGCATCGTATTCAGGATGTCTCTTTAAAACTAACTTTTTAAGCTGATTCGGGTTCATGATCCGCCAAACTAATAAAATAAAGCAATAGTAAATCAGTTCTGACTTACTATTGCAACCTTTAGAGGTTCCTACCAGCAACTTTTATCCTGCGTGTAGGGAATTCTAGCTCAATTCCGTAACCCAAGGCGTCTACCATGTGCTCTGCGCCCGCAGACTTGTCCACTTCGCGGCTTCCTTCCTTGTAAAGTGTCTGCTCAAGAGACACCACTAGGTTGCGGCATCGCTTATCAACTCTTAGTCGAATATTGCCTGCTGCATCCCTTAACATTCGGTTTACAGCGTTAACTCTGTCAGCTACAGGTGGATGCTTTCTTCGGTACTTAATCTTTCTTAAGCCCTTATCTCTGAATATATCCAACTCCGATTCTCCTCTAGCTGAGCTTCTGTTCCCGCCCGCCGGGTCAGGGTAGATGATGATCTGATTAAGATAGCGCCAGTAACGTCTCTCAATCTCCTCACAGACATCTTGGGTGCTTGAGTTATGCAAGAATATCTCATCGACAACCCACACCTCACCGTTCGATTGGGGCTGCATTATGACTGTCGACATAGGGTCAACGTTAAAATCCTGACCAACCCAAATAGGCAGCTTAGGATTGAACTCATATTCGCCTGTGTGCGATTCACGTTCAAATTGGTGATACACGCGACCGGACATTGTTTCAAAGCTAGCCTCAAACTCTTGTCTGAAGGATTTTGGGTCCATATCTTCACGCGCACTTGCAATCTCACTTAGGGGAATGAAGGGTGAGGATATTGTTGCGAACTGCCATGACTTCCAAGCGATCTTTCTTCTGCCCAGATCGTCTACGCCGTTCATGTACACATCGTAAAGATTGGCATAGCCTTTTGGTGTACCAATGAATAGAGCATCCCCCATTGTACTTGCTAGGGTAGGGCGCAGTACCTTCTCCCAAACATCAGATTTAAAGTCCTGGAACTCATCGAGGACGATGTAATCAAGGCCAACACCCCTTAAGGTATCTGGCTTATCAGCACCTTTGCAGGCTAAAACAGTGTTATTAACAAGCGTGATGGTTAAGTCTGTTTCGTGAGTTGATTTTATCCAAGCGTCAGGAATAGCCTTTTTCAATTCATCCCACATGATCATTTTGGCTTGTCGATAGGTCGGCGCAACATACCAAATCTTTTTGTTTGGTATAACAGCTCGGCTAATCAT